GAGTAAGCTGAGAGTATCTGGGTCATCACGGACTCTGAGAGGTGGCCTCTTTCCCCCTGCATGGAGAATATTCTCTCTGAGGCATCGTCCCAAGTCGCATTAGTCAGGGACTGACCGCTCTGCAAACGGTTCATAAAGGATGCAACAGTTTCCGTCATCCCCTGTTCTGGGGTAAAAGTCATGTAAACCATGCCTTTCCTGTCCAGTGTCCTCGTCACCGCCTGGCTGTACAGCTCTCTTGACGGTTCTTCATCGAGCCAGATACAGTCCACAGAGCGACCCTGCCACTTCTCTTGGCCCATTTCGTAGGCTTTGAAGAATAAAGAAGAGTTCCCACCGCTAACGTGCTTGATTAGAGCGACCGATTTGGCGTTAGGTACTCCAGGCTTCCTCTCGGTCTTTATTATTAGTTTTTTCGGTATTGCACCGGAACCGAAAGCGTCTGGATCATCAGGGGAACCCAATAGTTCATGTTGGACAATATCCCTCGTAGTCTCATTAGAGATACCCCCCGCCCAAGCCGTTATAGGTTGCTTAAACCTACGTCCTTGCCACCACTTGGGATATAGCCCAGTAACGTGGTAAGCAAGCTCGGCGGCACCGCAATAGGACTTCCCTATGCGGTTAGCAGCCATCAGAAGCCTCTGGTTTGCCCCTGAGCCTGTCTTATGGAAGTTTAGCTGGTAGGGGTAGGGGTCGTAGAAGTCGAGCTTATTGAAGCGTTCACGCTGTCTCAACTCCCTAGCGATTTCTACCGCTTTTTCCAGTTCTACTCTTTCTTGCATAGATTGCTAATTAATTACCTTAGGGATTTCCTCCGGTTCAGGAGAGCCTGTCAAAGCCTCCAGTTCCCTTCTCAGCTCATCCGTAGAGGCGGCCTCAACATGGGATACCAGTTGTTCTACCTTGTCTACAGGCTTCAACCCAGCCCTATCCAGGAAGTCTTTAATTGCGCCCAATTTAACCGCATCAGAACTGGACTCTTCCATCAGGGTATGTAACCTAGCCAACACACCGGGAATAGCATCTGCCATCATTTCCCTAGTCTTCTCAGCTATTTCATGGGTGAATTGCTTCTTGAGGGAATATCCCTTCTGCTTGGAGGCTTTCTCAGAATAGCCTGCCATTTCTGCTGACTTAGCAGCGTTTCCTGTAAGGCAATAGGCTTCTATGAAGGCTTCCTGTTTGTCTGTTCTCATAATATACCTGTATAAGAGTTTGGTTATTTTTGTAGGTTTCCTCCTCCGCTGTATGAGGAGAATATAATAATAAATAAAAAAATAAAAGGGGGTCGGGTGGGGTCGCCTGAGGCATCCTCTTTTGTCCTGTCAGCTCATCGAGGCAACCTCTGAGGCTACCTCTTGGATCCTGCCCTGAGGCTACCCCTTGGCTACGCTGTGAGGCTACCTCTGAGGCGCGTGAGGCTTCCTCTAGGCTTCCTCTCTTTGGTTTGAACTGCGTATGTGTGCGCAAGCATCACATCATTGAGGCAACCTAAAGCTGACGAGGCAACCTCAGAACGAACAGAGGCAACCTCTCCTCTACCGTCTACTACTCTCTCTATGGGGTAACAGTAATGGACTGGTTTATCCTCTACCTTTTATGGGCGCGATTTCGATGGGGCCGGGAAAATTCAAGGCCGAAAAAGCCTTTAGAATCAGTGGCCTGACCTCGATCGAGTGCGTCAAAAAACATCCGCCGCTGACCGAAAAACATAACGCTTGCGCCTCTCATGGCAATAAATTACACTAGCAACACTGTAAACAAATAGAGGAAACCTAAATGAAAGTTACCGTAGTCCTACACGAGATGGACGGATACCAAGTAGAAGTCAGTCAGAAATCCATCATGTCTGAAGGGTTCGCGTCACAATGTGCACAGAATGCCTTACAGACCTATAACCAATCCCACAAGGCTGACTCCTTTCCTATCCCCGCCACAGACGCCAGAGTATACAATTCTGTGGGTTCCTTAATCGCAACAGAGGAAACCTAAATGAGAACTTCACTTACTAAAATGACAGACACCGAAGTGATCCTGTCTGACCTGCTAGAAACGCTGTGCTGCTCTACCGGCAGTATTCACCCTGAGGACTTACGCTCAAAGATGGCACTAGCCTTATTTAATGTCAGTTCTGTTGTCTGCGATTTGGACGATTTCAAGACAGACAGCACTTTTGACAGGCTTTACCCAGCGCAGAAATTAGTCTGATTGATAGGTTTAAGGGTCAGATTCTGGCCCTTATGCGTATCAACTAAACAGAGGAAACCTAAATGTTAATTAGAGAGCGCAAAAGGCGTAACCTTAAAAAAGATATTGTCGATGTATTCCTGGTTATTAATGTGTCAGCTATGCTTTGGTTTAGCTTGTTTAAATTGTGGGGGCTGATATGAGCGCCCATCTAACGGCCGTTAGTAGCAATAAGAAAACCGGCCGTATGCCCGTATCAACCTCTACAGCTAAATGGTGCCCGGATTCATGTCCGTTAAAAGCGGCCGGGTGCTACGCTAAACATTCACACCTAGGTATGCACTGGAAAAAAGTTACCCAAGGCGAGCGTGGTACTGATTGGGGCGGCTTTATCAGTAAAATTAGCAGTCTACCTAATGGCGGTATTTGGCGGCACAATCAAGCTGGTGATCTGCCTATGCTCGCGAATTCTCGAGTAGATACCGTTAAAATGCGGCAATTGATAAAAGCTAATCAAGACAAGGGCGGCTTTACCTATACTCACCACAGCCCGACCGATAATGCTGATATTATTGCTGAATCTAATAAGGGCGGCTTTACTGTCAATCTGTCCGCCAATAATCCAGCACAAGCTGACCAATACGCCGCAATGGAAATAGCCCCAGTAGTAACCTTAGTACCCCAGGATACCGCCAAAGTATCCTACACGGGCGGCGGCCGTAAAATTGTACTGTGCCCGGCCCTATCGTCCGATAAAGTAACGTGTAAGTCCTGTAAACTGTGTCAAAAAGTAAACCGTCCGATTATCGGATTCACGCCGCATGGTAGCGGCAAAAAAGCCGCAAACCTCGTGGCGGCTGGAGAATAAAACCATGAGATCTGAAAAACTGTTGGATGAATTAGCCGCAGACTTAAAGCCGTTAGTCGATAGGATAGAAAAATCTAAAGTAAAGTCTACGCAAAACAATTACGGGCGCTACCTCGCGCTCATATCAACGTACGCAAAAAATAAGGACGTGGCCGTTATTGTGGGCGAGGGGCTGCGGCGGGCGGGCGGTAATGCGGCCGGAATAGCCGCGGCGCTTAGGATATACGGCTGCGATAAAATATCCTGGGTCAACGTGACCGAATAAGTAAACCCTAAATCCAACCCAATCCCACAGGACGCCTCGAATTGGGGCGTTTTGTGGGGTTTCAACGTCACTCGGGGGTGACCATGACAATACTGACCGATGAACAAATCGAAGAGGTTTATATCGAACTGCGCGGTACGGAGACCGCCGCCGATATCGCTAAAATGTTTCACATCTCAAAAGAGTTTCTCCGTGGCATAAACCGTGGAGAGGTACGGAGCCAGGCCGGAATGTCGTACCCTATACGGCAGCGACCGAAAGCACAGAAGCCAATGGAGGAATGGCCTTTGGCTGATGAGCAGAAAATTTCTTTTAACCCGAAGTACGGAGCCAGCCGATGAAAAAAGTAACCAAGCACAGCAGAGCGAAAAAGAACGGAACTATTCTCCGTTGCCCTAAGTGCGGGTCTACGGAAGGGAATAGGGTGTACCACTTTTCGTGGTGCGCTATCACCTGTCAGAGCTGTCGAGAGGCAGTCGACAAATATGAATGGGAAGAACTTGAATCAACTGGAGGCAACCCATGAAAAAGCGAGGCCAGAAGGTCAAACTCAAACACAACGAGACAGGGCAGCTCATCGAGGCCAAGGTTATCCTGGCCGACAGCAAGCAGGGATACCTAGCCGAACTGATAGGCAAACCGTACTGTGGATTCCTGGACGCTTGGCACTGGTATAATCTCCAAGAGTGGAGCGAAGTATAATTTTCTTTTAACCCTTAGATATAAGGAGCATAACGATGGCTAGTAAAAAAACTGTAACCCCGAAACCTAAAAAGGTGAAACGCAAACCAGCGCAGAAGCCTACATTCCTCAGACCAGAGGACAGACTGCAGCTGCTTGAGGCTATCAACAAGGCTAAAGAGGTATGTAGTGACAGCCTGGAGTTGGGCGCACCAAGAACTGACGATTCTCATATCGCCCAGAACCTGTTAAATCAGATAGCCATTAAGCTGGGCTACAAGCGGGTCGGTTACTACCATAATTTTACCCTCTAGGCATAGCTGTCTGGATATTTAGCTTTCCTCCTGTATTGGGAGCGGCTCTTCATGGGGCCGCTCTTTTTTTTGCCCCAGGAATCACGCTGAACCAGATTCCTCTGGCGTCGAACACGCCTCTGGTTCTTTTCTAGGTCGGAGGACAAAAGAAAATACCCTCCTCTCGGATTCCTAATTTTTGTAGGCATACCTCTAGGATGATCTCTGGATTCCCCCCGTGCAGATACCGCCGCCGAGTGAATTCTTTCTCTACCCACTCCTTGCTCAATGGCCCCCCACATTGTAGGAATTCTGTATAAAGCCACTCCTCGGCATTCCATGTGCTGAATTTCTTCTTTGCCATGTGTTTATTTATGCAATAGTTGTCTCTTCTGAGCCGTTAGTGACCCAGATCGACAGGCTATAATTGGTACTGTCAGATCACATCTCTCCACCACTTTACAAAGGCTGGCCCAGACCTCACCAAAACGTCACATTAACGAGAGTTTTCCCCGGCTCAAAGGGCGTCTAACAGTCTCCGCTTTCTGTCCGATCGAGCCACAGAGGAGGCCCATAATTTGAATGTCGGAAACATTTTTCTCCTACATAATAATAAATGGGAGGTAACCTAGCGTATATTATGTTCTTCTTAGTTATCAACTACTTAGGTACTGTTTATTATTAGTGTATGGACAATAGAATAAAAAGATCGCTCGAAGTTCTACGAAATCTGCCGAGATACCTTGAGGCATCCCGAGCTAGATCGCATGACCATAGTATACCTCTTGATTCGGCCCGGAACCGCTGCCTCAAGCAAATCGAGGTGATCCAAGGCACAAACTCTAGGCACAAAGAGGAAGCCCTGAGGGAGGCCTGGAGAATCTACCTCGATCTACAGGACTTTAAGGCTCCCTCTGGAGAGAGACAGGACTACAACCCCAAGCGGGAGATTTCCCTGGATTCCCTCCCAGAAAACAGCCTCTGGGTTGATGGTTCTGCTGATGACTCTAGCGCAGAGGTGCGCTCTGGAGGCTTGGGATACAAACACGTTAATTGGGATAGTGCCTATCTGATTGGCAAGGCCAAGGGGAATCCCGTTGGAGGCTACTGGAGAAAAGAGAATGATAAGACCTTCCCTGTTAAAACTTACACAAAAAAAGAACTTGAACGCTTTTACATGCCACGTAGGTAGTATAATCGACCTTGACACTGGGATCGTGTACGGTTCACGGACTGAGTGCATCGAGGCTTTGGGGCGCGAGGTCGCCGTTCCAATATTTCACTCTCGGAAGAAACACAAGCGACTAAGGATCATCACAATGGCAGACCGAAAGAAAGCGATGTACGAACGAGGTGTGGCGGGATGTAGTGAGGCAGGGCTTGAGATCAACCTAACTCTGAATGACTTGAGTGGCTACGCTATCGGAGGCTGGACGGCTGAGAAGTTTGACGATGTTAAGAACCTTATCGACCACCACTGTGAGATGATGTCGGAGATAGCTGACAAGATCGGAGAGGCAGGACGGGCATTGGGCAGACAGGAAACTCTGGAGGAATTCCAAAATGACTTTTCAATCGAACAATCATACATCACAGGGGAGCGACCCGACATGGTGCACCGTCTGTAATGAGAAGCGGGTTACGCATTACCAACCAGTGTACCTGTGTGCTGGCTGTTGGAGTGACAAGTACGGAATGCAAAACGTGGGGGGAGTGGTGAAGCCTTTCAAAGAACATTTGAAAGACATCCTGATCCGTAAAGGGCTTTACATTGAAGACGGAGAAACCACCGCAGACTACCATGAGAGGATGGAACTGGAAGGACGAGGTATTCTTCAGCGACTCACCGGAAGGAAAAAGAATAAAATGGGAGTACATAAAGGCCCGCCCTGATATACACGCTGTTGTCATGGCCTGTCATAAACACTTTGGAAAACTAGCTGATGTGAAGGTGTACCGCAAGGAGAGCGCAGATGAATGAGCTGTCGCTGTTTTCAGGAGCCGGAGGTGGCCTCTTAGCCACCAAACATTTTCTTAACTGGAGGACTATAGGTTATGTCGAACAAAACCCCTACTGCCAAAACATCATCACGCAAAGGGCGAAAGAAGGCTTACTTGATACCGCACCCCTGTGGGGAGACATCAATGAGTTCATTGAGTCCGGTGCAGTTGACCAGTACGAAGGAGTTACGGATGTGGTTACTGGAGGCTGGCCCTGTCAGCCATTTTCGGTGGCAGGAAGGCGCAGAGGAAAGGATGATCCCCGGAACTGCTGGCCCCAGTGCATCGAAGTTATTCGCAGAGTTAAGCCAAGATTCTTTTTTGGAGAAAACGTGCCAGGACTCCTTAATTCCGGGTACTTCCCAGAAATTCTCCGGTCGCTGGCCCAAGCAGGGTATGCTACAAGATGGATTGTGCTGGGAGTTGACGATGTGGGAGGCAACCACAGGAGAAAAAGGCTCTGGCTACTGGCTTACTCCACAAGCCTCGGATTGGAAGAACATGGACACCGCCAAGCAGAAGATGTTGTCCAAGCAAGCGAAGATGTGGCCTACTCCTCGCGCCCAAGACTCCAAGCACGGAGCGGCAACGGAGTGGGAACTGAACACAGATCACATGGGAACGAAGGGCAGCTTGAGGGTGCAAGTAGTCAAGCGGGGGCTGTGGCCCACCCCAACAGCCTCAACCAACGGGCCGGGGAAGAACCTAGACAATCCGAGGGGAATCCATCAGGGAAATGCCCTAGCGACAGCAGCGAGGATGTGGCCCACTCCGTCAGCGACTCCGAGGGGAGCGCACACGGGAGCAAGGTCTGGAGAGGTTTCGAAAGATGGGAAGACGAGGACATCAAAGAATGGTACGAGGTGGGGGGCAACCCTACAAACTTCAGTGGGGTCTGGGCAATTGAACCCTCTGTGGGTCGAATATCTTATGGGGTGGCCTCTAGGGTGGACAGACTTAAAGCCCTTGGCAATGGACAAGTTCCACTTGTGGCTGACGTTGCATGGGGAATGCTAGGTGGACAAGAACTGGAAGAGATTAGAGGAGTGTGAGGATGGAGTGTACGGAAGACAAGGAGGTATGGTACAGGCATGGGGAGAGGATAGAGAATCTTTTTGTTTCTACTATAGCCCCCTCCATTGGGTTGGATGCGGTCATAAACCCCGAAAAGAAAACAAACAAGTATGCTTACGACCTTGTTCTGGATGGAACAAAAAAAGCAGACTTGAAGAATCAGAGTACCCCCTTTTTTATGGCGGGGAGATATGGCTGTGATCCTATGGAAACGGTGTCTTTTAATAAGAAAGATTATGATAGGTATAAAGAATTATATCCTGACATCCTTGTTATCTTCTGGGTAAGCTGGGGGAAACAATCGGGATACGGCGTAGACGTAGGGGAAAAGAACGGGGTATGGATTTTCTCCCTTGATGAACTGGGGGAGCAAATAAAGAACGCTCCCTTACATACATACCAGAAGAGAATAAAGGACGAGAAAGGAAACGCTAAGAATTCCTACCTCATAAAGTTAAAGGACTCTAATGAATGGATAAAAACTGGGAGAGATTAGGAGAGTGTGAGAAGAAGGTGGAGTGTCTCATTGAGACAATCATTCCCCTTTTGAAAGAAAGGAACGATCATCTGCAACATACAGAGGCTTTGTTAATCAGCCTAGAAGCCCTGTACGAAAAGAAACTACGTGATGGATAAGAACTGGAAGAGGTTTGAAAGGAGGGTAGCCCTTAGGACAGGTGGGGAACGTATCCCTGTGTCTGACAGGAGGACGCCTCTTGACGTTAAGCATCCCTACTTGGGGATTGAGTGTAAGCACAGAGAAAAGATTTCAAAGTTCCTGAAGGATGCTCTCTCTCAAGCAGAGGCAGGATCCGTGGAAGAGAGCCTGATACCGACAGTAGTTCTGGGAGAAAAGCACAGCAGCAGAATGTACGCTTTTTTAGACTTGGACGATCTGGTGAAGCTGTTGGAAATCATGCACGTTTTACTAAACGAAGACCCCCTGATAGTAGTAGGGGAAGGAGAAAATGATTGTGAGTAGACTATCGAGGATTGATAATCCCATTTCTATAATGGAAGAGTTGCTGAACCCTTACAAAGGTAACATGGGGATGACCCCAAGAGTGTGGGAGGTAGGCACTAAGGATAATCCCACCATCGTAGTACGCAGGGAGATGGTGGAGAAGAAGTACAAGGCATGGCAAGAGGATGACGGTTCTTACCATGAGGAGATCGTACTGGACGAGGAGCCAATCAAAGCTGGGTTGACTGACTGATGCTCTACGAAGACTACATTGCCATCTCTAGGTACGCTAGGCATCTACCGGAGCTACAAAGAAGGGAGAATTGGGGGGAGACTGTGGACAGATACTCCAATTATTTTGGTGACAAGTTTGACCTGTCGCCCCAGATTAGTTCTGAGATAAGGGAGGCCATCTTTAATAAGGAAGTAATGCCTAGCATGAGGTGTCTTATGACTGCTGGGGAAGCCTTAGAGAGGGACAACATCTGCGGGTATAACTGTGCTTATGTCCCTGTTGACCACGTAAAAGTTTTTGGTGAGTCACTCCATATCCAGATGAATGGTACTGGACTTGGGTTCTCTGTCGAGCGCCAGTACATCCAGAAGCTACCAGAGGTTGCCGAGGAGTTCCACGATACGGACACTACCGTAGTCGTAAGGGATAGCAAGCTAGGCTGGGCTACTGCCCTCGATGAGTACGTGCGACTACTCTATAGCGGGAAGCTACCCAAGGTAGACGTTTCCAGGGTCAGACCCGCAGGCGCTCCCCTCAAAACATTTGGGGGAAGGGCGTCCGGCAGTTGGGCGTTTGAAAGGATGCTCATTAATGTGGCTAAGATATTCAGAGGCGCGAAGGGTAGAAAGCTAAACTCTATAGAGGTGCATGACGTTATGTGCCATATAGGGGAGTGCGTAGTAGTTGGTGGAGTCCGTAGGACTTCCTTAATCAGTTTATCTAACCACAGTGACGAGAGGATGCGCCATGCCAAAATGGGAAGCTGGTTCACTGAGAACCCTCAAAGAAGCCTATCCAACAACTCAATTTGTTATACCGAGAAGCCTGAGATGGGTGCTTTCATGCGAGAATGGCTGGCTATTTACGAAAGTAGGTCAGGAGAGCGTGGGATTTTCAACCGCGAGGCTTGTGAAAGTATGCTCCCCGAAAGGAGAGATCCCAACTACGATTTTGGATGTAACCCATGCTCTGAAATAATCCTTAGGCCAGCACAGTTTTGTAACCTTACGGAAGTTATAGCCAAACCTAATGATACTATGGAGACTCTAAAGGACAAGGTTAGGATAGCTACAATCTTAGGTACGTTACAGTCAACCTTGACTAACTTTAAGTTTTTAAGGAGGGGCTGGACGGTAAACTGTGAGGAAGAGCGTCTGCTGGGGGTTAGCATTACTGGCATATATGATTCCCCAGTGTTGCGTAACAGCTCCGCAGAGGACTTAAATGACCTTAGGGATTGGGCAATACTGGTGAATGAGAAGTGGGCCAAGATTCTAAACATAAATCCCTCCGCTGCCATTACCTGTATCAAGCCGAGTGGAACGGTGA